ATCGGACTTAGCCATTGCAAGCGCTTCCGTAACTACGTCCTCTACAGTTTCTTCTACTTCAAACGTTACTTCCTCAGAAGTCTCGTCTGTTGCCTCGGCGGTGTCAAGTTCTTCATGGCTTGTATTATTGTCAGCCATTTCAACACCTCCTTCTCGTTTTTGTAAAGCCAGTTCATTTTCCTCTGAATTATCTGACTTTTTCGTTGACAATGGGTGACCCTTTGGCAACAAATCTGTGTCATATGGTCTGTTGTTGAATTTTCCTGATCTTACCGCCTGCAAGAATCCATTAACTCTTGCATACGCCCATTGCTCAGGAGAATACTCATCTGACTTTTGCATCTCTGGGTTAGCCTTAAATGCTGTTACGCCGCGCTCAAAAACCTTACGCAGCGTGTCGAATGAGACATTCTTAGAATCAACATTACCATATTTTTCATTATGCTGAGAAATTAAGGTATTTAAATGATCAATATCTTCATTTGATAATGACTTCTCTAATGCTTTTTTGCTTGCAACCTTAATTTTTGTTAAGTCTGTAATATTTTTAGTGATGATGTTATTGGTTGGTTGGAACTTATTATCTGCCACTTCTTTGTAAATTCTAACCGCTGCTTTCTCTGTGTCAATAACATCTACACGACCTTTAGAAAGTTTCCCTTTGTCTGAGAATACTACATAATCGCCAGACTTAACCATACCCTCATCTTTACGATACATACGCTTTTTCTTTCGTGGAGACTTTGGAATGCCTCCAGGTAAACCTTGCTGTGCATTACGAGCAGGAGTATTTTCACTAGTTATTGTTTCTTTTTCTAGATCCTCATCCTCCATGTCTTCATCGTGCATCTTAGCGCTTAGGGCAGAGATTCTTCTAAGAGTACTCATTTTGTGACCAACCCTTGTATCTGAAGGAGCCCAGCCATCGGCACCCTTACGATAAACTCTAATTAAAACAGCAGGATTTCCTTCTTCTGCGTTAATGGTAAAGTCTGAGCCAGGAACATCAATAGAGCCTGATCGTACAACTCTTTCTACCTTTCCTCTAGCAGTTCCACCGCTTGAACCCCATGATACAAAATCTCCTACTCTTACTGAGTCTGCCTTTGAAATAAAGCCATCTACAAGTCTTCCAACCTCTTCATTCTTCTTTACATCCGTTGATTCCACCCAACCAATTTCATTCATAGAGTTTTGGCAAACTGGGCAGTCTGCAGAGTCAGATTTTTCTGTCAGAGCAATCTTGTCTGAGGCGCACCAAAAAACATTTTCTGTAGAAAATTCTGTTGCAATTCCAGATGTAACGATTTCGTCACCTAATTTTTGAATAGAGAAGATGTTAGCGAATTGATTGGCTGGGCTATCAACTAAGGATAGTTCCATAAGTTCATATTCTTTTACAACCCTTACTGCGCCACGATCAGCATCTTGATCGTCCATCTTATTTTCAAAATCTACAATTCTGCCACCGATTGAAAAACCTGTAAGGGTACCATCTAGAACCATTTGCCAAATATTTTCTGCACCTTTAGAGATGTATGCGTCAACGAATATGCCGCTGTATGTTTTTCCAGTTTCTTGATCATAGAAAGAATTCTCACGGAAGGAAATAACTTTTCCAGCAGGAATTGGCTGATGCATCAATCGGACATTTCCTCTAAAGTTTTCAAAGGCTTTTCTTGATGCTTCTGATAAAAGAATGTCCCCTTGACGATCTATGTTGTCAAGGGTAGCGAATCCGCTAACTACTCTACGTTCTTCATCTATTTTAGCAATAGGCATAGTAAGACGGAGACTGTCTCCATCTACATCGAAGTGTGCTTTATTAATAATCATAACAATTAAATTATATTATATCTAAGTTTATTAATTTTGCTGCCTACCTTCTCCTTGGGTTGCTCTTCCTAACTCATCGTTATCTGGAGAATTTGAGGCACGTTGCTGATCTCTTACTCTATTTCTTGTTGACTGTGCAGTTTGCTCTGCTTGTGCTTGAGCATTAAGAACAACGGGGGTGTCTCCACTAGGAAGGGTGGACATTCCAAGTCGCTCTCTTACTTCATTAGGAACAATAACTTGCATCCTCAGGTACCGCTCATCAATCTTAGATCTTGTTTCCTCATCAGTAAGGGTGAGTTCATTAAACTCAAACTTGAATGCATCAGTTTTCTCAGCAATGATTTTGTTGATCTTCTTTTCTAGTGCATCTTGGGCTGGTCTACATACTTGTTCCTTAAAGGTTCTATCTGCTTCTCTAGCCGCCGCCAAACCAATTCCTTCTGTAGATCCTACTTTTGAGGAGGGTACACGGTGAGCCATAAGGATTTCATCCTTATTCATCTTCTTGTAGTTATTGAATGATGAATCCTGGATATTAGTCTCAATAGGCTCCATCTTCATTTCTACCTTATGGTCTGGAGTATCACCAGGAATGGGGATAATGGCTGTTCTATGGGACTGTCCGCGCAGATTACCTTGGAAAAATTCAAACAATCTTTCTTCTGCTGCGCGGCTCATCTTTGCACCCTTAAGCCAGAAGATGTAACGGGGAACAGCCTTATTCTCAAAGTACTCTAGATTAAAACGAGAAGCAAATTCATTTCCTGCCATTGCATTCTTTGCCGCCACAATTGCAGGTAGTCCGTAATAAGTATTTGTTGGAGTGTAATTCTTGATATGAATTATTTCGTTTGGCCTGGGGTCGTTGGTAATAGGATTCTTTTCTTCACCTTGGAAGTTACGGAAGAATACAGCCTTACCGTTAACAATTTGGACAAACCCATCTCTTAAACGACGTACTCTCATTGTTGGTGCAGGAATATGTCCAATATAACCAATTTCTCCAGTTGTTTTTCTTCCAACTTCAATGTACCCATTCCCCGTTGACTCTGCATCAATGTAGGCCTTCATCAACGTCATGGTGAATGTATCGTCGTCATTTCTTGTTTCTAGCCAATCAATTACACGATGCTTCTGGCGAGCAAGATTTCTTCTCACTCTACCAATTTCTTCTGTGCTTGAAATGGATTCAAGTTTTTCCATGACATTGAGGGTAGGCAACAAATCATATCCAAGGCCAACAATATTTGCTACCTTAGCATTGATTGCTGAATAATTAGGAGCCGATAGTTCATAGATCTTAGCCAATGCATAAGGATTGTAAAGAGGTTCTACAACGTCAAAGATTCCGTATCCATACTTGTCTGGAATAATCTGCTTAGATGTAGCGTCGTCGCCAGCATACATGTTATCTTCTGCTGTTACAATTTCGCCTCCTGCAGTTATGAGGCTTTTGTTTAATTTACGTCTAACGGACCTTTTAAAATTTTGTGATAGACCATTTAGGTTAAGAATTGAATCGGCATCCTGGCTGAAATCATCTTTGTCTACAGGAATAAATGATTCTGGACTCATGGCCTTACTCAGGCCGACGTTATCTATCCAGGTCTCTTCTGGTTCTTGCTGCATCTCTCCACGCTCCTGTGTCACCGTAACTTAATAAACCATTCTCCATGCGGTACTTATCTTCCTGATATTCCTCTTCTGTTACCCGCCCAATACCAGGAATGAATACCGCCTGACCATCTGGCTGACCATAATGGGCCGCAACCTTACGAAGTTCAGCCATCTTTGTTATATCTCCGCGCTGTGATGGAATGTTAAGAACATTATCATCATCATCTTTGAATACTCCACCTTCTGGAAGAAGCCATACATAGATACCGAAGTTACTTTTATCTCTTACTACTTGAAGTCCCATGTACCAAATAATACCATACTAGGCATTATTTGACTGTATTGTGTTCAGGTATGAGTTAATTTTTACCACTATTGGCTCAACGGTGAACCCACTCGCAGTCTTTATAAAAGAAATTCGGTTGAAATACTGTCCATATAAAACTTTGACAGCATCCCCCACAGAACTTGAAACGGTAATAAGTTGTGAAGATGATGTTAGTCTGTATATTTGATTGTCCGCTAAAGATAAAATATTATCCCCAATACTTACATTTACTGAGTCTATGTATAAGTTATCGTTGGTCATTACTGATGCAGAAATAAATTTACTAAGGCTTTCTTCTGCCACCGCACTTATATCCATCAGATATTTTTTTTGTCTGAATGATGGCTGATAGATTACATTTGTAGAGGCAGAGGTAAAATTAGTTTCTGGGTAATCAATAATGTTGATAGAGTATGAAGCCGAAGGTGGAACGGTCAATTTATTTGTCGTGCCGCCTGTAAATTCTTGATGAAGGTAGCCAACTTCTGAGTCAGTAAACGAGTTCTCTAGTATGTAAAGATTTTGTATGTTGAAGTTACTTGATGCAGCATGTCCGAATCTAATTAGAAAATTATTGGTGTCATAGGTGGCCAACTTATCATTAAAAGAGAACGTAACATGCGCCCATTGTTTACCTGGAATGACTGACCCAGATACTCCGTTTACATATAAAGATGTTGAGGCAGAGTTAAATGTTACAGCACCAGATAAATTATTGACGCTTGCAGAAAATAATGATAGTTGTGCGGCTGAAGAGGAATATACATTTAAAAGAGTATATGTTTTATTTTCACTATCATTGAGCCGAATAAATGCTCCAACGGCTCCAAGGTATTTGATCATAATGTGATTATACTCTAATTCCAATCGATATTAGATGTTACTGAAGATCACACCTTTGATTTAAGTAATAGGTCTTTTCCAATATGCTGGACCTTTACCTCAAAAGAGTACTTTCTTTCCCCGCTATTTGTATCTATCCATGAAGTTTCTTTAATAACTCCATTAACAATCACTTGCTCACCGCGATTAAATTCACCAGCAATATTTTCTGCCAGACGATCCCAAGCAGTAATATTCCAGCCAGATGTATCATGGTCTTCCCATTCACCAAAAGCATTCTTACGGCGGTCATTAGTGATTAGTCTAAATCTTGCTACTGACGTTCCACTCGGCAGAGTCTTAAACTCTACATCATTTGCCACTCTACCAATTAAAGTAATATTAGGGTTAGACATTATTCTCCTTCCGTTAAAATTTCAAAAAGTCTATTCCATTCTTTTGCTCTACGCTCCCAGTTATAATACTTATTGAAGTAGTCTGACTGTTCGCGTATTAATTCTTGATTATCTTTTGTCCAGTAATTATCTATTTGTTCGTTAAGAAGTTCTGCATATGTATTAGCGATTTGCTCTTCATTTGGTTTAATTGTACACATTTTTGCATATGCTGCACCAGTTTCTGGTAAAGCCCCGACATCAGTAGTAACTAAGTTACATCCTGCTGCGCCTGCCTCAATCATTGAAAGGCAGGCGGTTTCTTCAAAAATGCTAGGGTAGGCAAATATGTGAGCATCTTGTACTGCTTTATGAATTTCATTATTTTCGGCGTACCCAATGTAATTGACACCTTTTGTCTCACGGGTGCGATTGAATAGATCTTCATATACCCCATAATAATGTGCCTCGTAGCCTGATCCATATACAGAAGTTGATGAATATACATCTAACTCAATATCATCGCGGTCAAGTTGCTCCATAACATCTAGCAAAATGCTAAGACCCC